CGCGCGCGCCGCCGTTCGCACTGCGACCATCCACCTTGCGTACTCGTGCCATTATGCTGCCTTCCTCGCCGCCGCCAGGGCGTTACCGTTGTAATAGCGTCCGATCAGTTGATTGACCTTGTCCAACAGGTCGACGCGCTTAAATCCCAGGTGCAGGTTGCCGTTGCGATACGCGCGGGCCTTGAAGTACTCATCCTCGAACGGCAGCATGTCCGCGAACGCCGCATTCATCGACATTTCGAGAGCGCGCGGAGTGTGCGTTTTGCCGTCGACGATGCGGAACACACGGTCGATATCGTTGACCTTGTTTTCCGCGCCGTAGCGGACCTGCAGACCGCGGCGATACGACGGCTGCACGGTCCACGTAATCACGCATTTGCGCGGCACGCAGAACGGCTCTTCGGCGTTGCGCTTGTAGTCGTCCGACAGGTACCGGAACACGTTCACGATCCCGCGCACGAACATCGTGTCCGCCTCCTGGAACTTCGACAGGAAAGTCAGGCGCACGGTTTCTTCGGTGAACTCCGGGGCGTCGCGTTCGATCGCGCGGCTGAGTTCGTCGCACGCCTGGGCGTCCATGAATGAGCGCAGCCCGGTCAGGTCGAACATATGCGACCACAACGAGCGATCGAGCGACGCGACGGCGTGCTCCAAGTCGTGTCGCGGTTTCGCGTCGTAGTGGATGCCGTATTTCGTGACCTCGTGGCAGAGCACGTCGGCCTGATTGAATGCGTGATACGCGGTCTGCAGGTTCGCGATGATCGCGGCGCGTTTCGCGCACACGTCGGCGAGGGTCTGGCGCAATGCGAGTTCGTTCATTTGGATCCCCTGTTGCACGTGAAGACGGTCCAGCCCGCGCGCACGAGTTTATTCGGCTCTCGCATCGTAGCGACCGCCGCGCACTCGAATTCGCCCGCCGGTGATACGGCGCCGTAAACGATGCGGTATGGGAAATAGGCTTGTACGCGGCGCATTTCGGCGGCTTGTGAGTCGGTTAGAACGGGGCTCATAACAGGGGCTCCCTGTAGGCTACCAGTTGGAACGGTTCCCCGTTCGGGCCTTTGTACACGCCGCCCCCGGGCATGCCCTCTGGGGCATCCAGGGCCCCGAGTTCCTTCTGGTCCGCGAGGAACACGTAGCTGCCGCGGAACTCCGGGCGCAACTCGCTGCCAAGGATCAATTCGCAGCCGGTAGCCCAGATACACGGGAGGTAGCGGTAGCGGCTGTTCACGGCGTGGCCTCCGGTTCGACCCAGGAAAACCCGGGCATCGCTTCGACCGACGCGATCAGGCGCGCGGCCGCGGTGTACTTGCGTTGCACGTCGTTCAGGGTACGCGCGCGGTTCATGGTGGCGGCCGCGGCGAGGGCATCGGCCGACGAGGCAGCGACCCCGTACAGAGTCGTTTCGCCGTCGCCGTGGACAAACACCAGTTGATTGCCTTTGGAAGCGTACATTCTAGATCCCCTTGGTTTCGTTTAGCTGACAATTTGAATAGTACGCCGCAATCAAATACCCGTCAACTACCGTTCGTCGGCTGCCCCGTCTAGCTCTAACTCCCCTTGTCGTGGCTGCCCCGGCGTACGGCCGCGCCACACGATCCAGTATTCGCGATTAGCCGCGATCCACGCCCGCGCCTCCGGGCTCTCCGGGTGCGCTGCAGCGTGATCGCGCCCGGTTAGCCACGCGGAGAATTCCGTGTCCAGGGCGCGTTGATCGCAGGTGTAGGTCACGGGTCGCCCAAGATCGGTATGTAGTGCGGGGCCCCCGTTGTCCGCGTGAGCGACGGGCCCGGGCCCCCCGCGCCTAGCCGATGCAGAAACGCCGTGTACTCCGACGAGGGTCCCAGACGCTTCCGCGCCAAACGCACGGCGTATGCGGCCCGGTGTCCGGTCGCCCGGCAGGTCCGCCCAGGCCCCGGCCAGAGCAAAACGTCGACCGGGCTCGTGCGGCGCAACTCGCTCAGGGCGCCGCGCACCGTGCCCGGGTTCATGTCCAGCCACACGGCTATCTCGCCCACCGTGTGATCGAGCGGCGAGGACCGGTGCCGCAGCAGGAACGCAAGCACGGCCAGGGTCGACGGTCTCACGGCTCGACCTCTTCGACGGTGAACGTGTCGCCCGGGTCGACGCGGTAGCCGCCTCGGTCGATCATTCCGACGATCGCCCGCCCGATATCAATGCTGCCCGGGTCCTCGACTTCCATTACGTGCGACTCCAGCACGCCCCCGGCGTTGCTCCAACTGATCAGCACTCTCATGACTTGGACTCCTTGTTTGATTGATGGTACAATTGAATCATACCGCCTAATCAAATACCGCGTCAACTACCGTTCGTCGGCCAGCATTGCCCGGTACCGCGCCTGCGTCGCCTCGACGTCCACCAGTTCCACAAATATGCCCGGACGCGACATAGTGCCGGGGCGATAATCGGTTTCCTGCTCGACGAGGCGCTGCTCGAAATCGCACAACTGGCGCGCTGTTTAACGGCAGGCCGGTTGCGATCGTCACGTCGGGGCGCTCGTACTGCGATCGGTACACCCGGTACCGCGCGATCGAATCCCAGACCGCCCCGGGCGTCATCCGACCCGCCCCGCCGTCCGCAGGAATCGCGTAAGACGCTCGTTCAGCACGTCGCGACAGGCGCGCAGGGCCGCCGCGTTACGGGGCGAGGGGTCGTCCTCATATTCGAGCAAGGCAACCTGCAGCGCCACGATTGCCCGGTGGATGCCGGCCTGCGCCAGCAAAAACAGCGCGATGTTGGCGGCGGCATCATATTTGTTCATGACTGGACTCCTAGGGTTCGTTGTCGGTACAATTGAATAGTACGCCACAATATTGAATAGTACGCCACAATCAAATACCTCGTCAACTACCGTTCGTCGGCCACACGTACGCAGTAAACTGCGGACTCGACCCGGTACACCTGGAACATATCCGCGAACAGGGCCCGGCCGAAGTCGTCGACGCCCGCGGGTACGGCGAGCCGACGGCGCTGCCGCGCGAGCACCACGACGCAGCCGCCGGCGATGCACCAGCGGTGCACGAGGACCCGCCGACGCCGGCGTGAGCCGCCCTCGCGCGCGGCCATCGTATCCTCCGCGCGTAGGTCGAACGACGGGTACTGACGCTGGCGCAACAGCACGCCCCGCTCGTAATCGTGCGTCCCGTCCAGGCGCGCGAGCACCGCGGCGAGCACATCAGCGTAGGTCACGGCCGCCGCCCCCGGCCACACAGGCACGCGTCGGCCTCGATCATCCCCGGGCCGATCAGTCCGTAGTCCCAATCCGGGCAGCGGTGCCAGCCGGCCGCGACCTCGTCGGGCGTGAGCGTGGCGCCCAACTCGACGTCGGTGTACCGATCCCGCGTCATGCCCTCGCCCGCCATCCAGGGCCCCTGCCGCGGCCAGTGCAGCAGCCACACGCCGCCGATGATCAGGAAAACCAGACCGAACGCAACCGCAGTGCCGAGACTCATGCCCGCCCCCGGGCCGACGCGCGGTCATCGGCGCGCGTCCAGTCCGCCCATTCGGCGTGCTGGTCGGTGATGGCTACGCCGCACGCATCCAACACCGAGTACGGGATGTAACAGGTCGCGCCATTGTGGCGCCGGACGGCGGCGGCGTGAGCACGCTGGGCGCGGGCCACCGCGTCGAGAGTGCGATGGCGGCTGATGATGCGGTTGTTGAAGGTGTCTTTGAGTGCATACATTTCGGTCTCCCGGGGTTCGTTGTCGGTACAATTGAATCATGCGCCTCAATGCCGGCCCGGTCAACTACCGTTTGTCGGAAAACTACACGTTCCTTACATTCCGGGGCGCATCCCAGGCACCTACCGTTTGTCGGCCGCCAGCGACCGTCTGTCGCCACCGACGCCTGCCTAAATAACGACAACGGCATATCTATAATTTACCGACGCCGCTCCAGCATCCGACCGCCCCCGACGGCTAATTACCGCCGCGCAATATTATGCTAACTATAATTATAATTGTCGCTCGCAGGTGACACTTTTAGCCAAAAAGCCCGAACTTTTTTTTTCGTTAGGGCGTGGCGGAAAGCCGCACTGGTGGCCGATCTATAATTATAAACAGCCAAAAAGCCCGAACTCTCCCCTATTCCCCTCGCCGGACGGAAGTTATCCACAGGCATTTAACATAATATATCTGGCCGTATCTGACTTGGCTGTTTATTGGGGGAGTCGGGGAAACAGTAGTATATAGAGAGTAATATCAATGAGTTAGCGTTACCCTTGAGTTCGGGCTTTATTGGGGGAGTGCGGGGACGGCATAAATTAGCCCCCTTCTATTCAATTATTGAATAGATGACTTGTGTAAAAACTGCATATGTGTAAAATCGCGAGCAACCATGGAAACAACGCCGACACCCGCACCTGGGCTTGATCCCGAGCCCGCGGCACCCGTCGCGGCCGCCCCTGTGCCGGCTCCGGTGCCCGGGTACGAGCCGTCAGAGCGGGAGATAGCGCGCGAGATCCTGCGTCAACGCAAGCTGCGCAAGAAAGGCCAGATGCGCGAGCGCATGAAGCGGTTCGCGCTCGAATACCTCGTCGACTTCAACGCGTACGCCGCGGCAAAGCGTGCCGGCTACGCGGAGGCGGCGTCGCGGCAGGCGTCGGGGACGCTGCTGAAGGACCCCCGTGTGGTCGAAGCGATCGAGGCGAACCGGGCCCGGGCAGCGAAGCGCGCCGAACTCAAAATCGGCGAAGTGCTCAAGGACCTAGCCGCCGTCGTGCGCGCGGATCCCCGGGAGTTGATCGAGTACCATCGCGGCGCCTGCCGCTACTGCTATGGCGAGGGGCACCGCTACCAGCGCACGCAGAACGAACTGCTAGGCGACTACGCCGCGTGGTACCGGCGCGAGGCAGGCGAACTCGTCGACCGCGGCGAGAAACCGACCGGCAAACCGTTCGACGCCCAGGGCGGCGACGGCTTCGACCCGCGCAAGCAACCGGCGCACGACTGCCCGGAATGCTTCGGTTCCGGCGTCGGGCACACCGTGATCAAAGACACGCGGTCGTTGTCCCCGGAGGCGGCGCGGCTGTTCGCTGGCGTGAAGCAAACGCGCGAAGGCATCGAAATCAAGACGCGGTCTCAGGACAAGATGCTCGAACTCGCGGGCAAGTATTTCGGCATGTTCACCGACAAAGTGGAAATGACCGGGAAGGACGGCGCCCCATTAGGTGGCGCGCCGACGCTGCAGATCAATTTCGTTACTCCTGGGAGCACAACATGAACCACTACACCCCCGGCTGCACGTGCTGGCGTTGCGCGGAGCACCGCGCCACGGCACGGGAAGTCCTGCAGCGCGCCGTCGTGGCGTGCGTGGGTGCGGCAGACCCGGCGGTATCGCAGGAGGCGGCCGGCCGGATCCGGTCGCTGCTCGCGGAGTACGCCGATCCGACCCCGTACGCACGCGTCAACGGCGACCGGGTGAGCGCATGAAAGCCCAGCGGACGACGAGCTACTCGACCGACATCCGCGGCGACAATGCGATGGCGAAGCAAGCGGAGGGCGTCTTGCGTATGCGGCTGCACGCCCAGGGCCTCCCCCACGTGAACGCGTCGATCAACTGGAACCCGGGCGGCTTCTACCACGTCGTGGTGACGGCGTCCGTGGAAGAGGAAATTGTCTGATGCCTACCGGACAAAAGCTGTGCACTGGCTGCGGCCGCACGAACAACAGCGCCGCGCGAGATTGTCGCCACTGTGGGCAGCCGTTCGTACGACGGCCCGCGGCGGCCCCTCCTGCGCCCGCTGTGGCGCCCCCGCCGTTGGGCGAGGGGGTACACGCCACGGTCGGGAACGACGGGCGCCTGATGCTGCTATACCTGCCGGAATGGGAGTATCGGGAGTTCACCGCGGCCGAGTCCGCGGCGATCCGGGCGCTGTTCACCGGAGCGCCAGCGTGAGGTCCGCGGCGTTGCGGCCGGAAGACGGCGACCAGGGCTACACGGTCGTGCCGGCGAGCCTGTTCAACTATCCCCGCGCGGCCGCGATCGACTTGCGGGGCATCGCGAACCGGCTGCTGCACCCGGAGGAATACACCGTCGGCAAAGCCGTGACGGACGCTGCGGCGCTTGAACACATCGCGGCGTGGCTCGAACGTACGCGCGGGCAGCGATGACCGACGAGGTCCGCGACGTCAGCCTCCCGGTTGCGTTTCAGGACCTATTTCGACCCGCGCCGTACAAGATTTACCACGGCGGCCGCGGGGGCGCCAAGTCGCGATCGTTCGCCCTCGCGCTGGTCGCGCGGGCCTTCGTCGAACCGATCCGGGTGCTGTGCACGCGCGAGTTTCAATCCTCGATCGGCGACAGCGTGCACCGGCTACTCGACGACCAGATTACCGCCCTAGGCCTGCAGCCGTGGTTCACCGTCGGCAAGGCATCGATCACGTCCAGCATCGGCGCGGAGTTCATTTTCAAAGGGCTCCGCATGAACATCCAGGAAATCAAGTCGACGGAAGGCATTGACGTCCTGTGGGTCGAAGAGGGGCAGTCGGTCAGCGACGATCATTGGGAAATCATCCTGCCGACGATCCGCAAAGACGGCAGCGAGATATGGGTCAGTTTCAACCCGGGCGAGGAAACCGATCCGACGTTTCAACGGTTCGTCATCAACCCGCCGCCCGGCGCCATCGTGCGCAAGGTTGGATGGCAGGACAACCCGTGGTTTACCTCGCGCCTGGACGAGCAGCGGCGCTACATGCTGGCGCTCGATCAGGAAGCCTACGATCACGTCTGGGAAGGGCTGCCGCGCAAGCTGTCGAACGCGGTCATCTTCCGCAACCGGGTCAGCGTCGAAGCGTTCGCGACGCCCGAACTGAACGTCCGATTCTTCCTCGGCATGGACTTCGGGTTCGCGAACGACCCGTCGGCGCTCGTGCGTTTCTGGATCGACGACGACTGCCTGATGATCGACTATGAGGCGTTCGGTTGGCACGTCGAACTTGACGACCTGTGGAAACTGATGGCGGGGCGCGCGGGCGCGACGACCGAACAACTGCGCAACTGGAAGTCTGAAGACGACGTGAAGTACCCGGGGATCCCCGGCGCGCGCGACTGGCCGATCAAGGCCGATAATTCCCGGCCGGAAACGATCAGCTACCTCGCGCGGCAGGGGTTCCAGATTTCCGCCGCGGAGAAGTGGCCGGGCTCAGTCGAAGACGGCATCACGCACCTGAAGGGCTTCCGCCGCATCATCATTCACGAGCGGTGCGTCAATCTCGCCCAGGAGGCGCGGCTGTACAGCTACAAGGTGGACCCGAAGACGAACGACGTGCTGCCGATCATCGTCGACAAGTTCAATCACGGCTGGGACGCGACGCGCTACGGCCTCGACGGCTACATCCAGCGCCGCGGCGGCACCGGCGTGTGGGCGCGCCTGGGGGCGGCGGCATGATCGACGACGCGGCGATCGTGACCTTGATCCAGCGTCGGCCGGCTTTGGCGCCCGTCGCGCTGCGGCCCGCGGAGCGTGAGTTGCTGACGTGGCTGTCGCACGGCAAGCATCATCAGGAAATCGCCGACATAACGGCGGTCAGTGTGCAGACCATCCGGGTGCGGGTATCCCGTTTGATGGACAAATTAGGCGCCGCGACGTCGGCGGGTGCGGTTGCGATTGCGTTGCGAAAAGGACTCATAAAATGACCGGCGTTTCAGTCGTAAGCGTTGCTGCCCGCATGGCTGCCGAGAATGTCGCGCTCGAACAGGCGTTCGCTATCCAGCGAGCGGCGGAAGCGGAGGACCCGGTGCGCGCGCCCGCGGTCGACTCGTTCCAGAATTTCGGCGCTCAGTTGGGCATGGGGACCGATAACCTGATGGCGCAGTCGACCTACGGGTTCAATCCGATCACGCGCATCCGCACGTTGCTCGAATGGATCCACCGGGGCTCGTGGCTGGGCGGCGTGGCGGTCGATATTTACGCCGACGATATGACCCGGGCCGGCGTCGACATCCTGGGCGTCACGGCGCCCGACGACATGGAAGCGATCGAGGAAGAGGCGACCGCGCTGTCACTGTGGCCAAGGCTGAACGAGACCATCAAGTGGTCGCGGCTGTACGGCGGCGCCATCGCGGTATTCCTGATCGAAGGCCAGAACTACGACACGCCGCTGCGCGTGGAGCGGATCGACGAGGGCGCGTTTCGGGGGCTCGTGGTGTTCGACCGTTGGATGATCGAGCCCTCCCTGAACGACCTTGTCAACGATCCCGGGCCCGACCTGGGCCTGCCGAAGTTCTACACCGTCACGACCGACGCCCCGGCGATGCGCGGGTTCAAAGTGCATCATTCGCGCTGCATCCGGCTCGAAGGCGTGCCGTTGCCGTACTGGCAGCGCGTCATGGAAAACCTCTGGGGCACGAGCGTGTTCGAACGGTTGTACGACCGCATGGTCGCGTTCGACTCTGCGACGACCGGCGCGGCGCAACTGGTGTACAAGGCGTATCTGCGCACGTACGCGATCGACGGCCTGCGGGAAGTGATTTCAGCCGGCGGCAAGGCGATGACCGGCCTCGTGAAGTACGTCGACATGATGCGGCGGTTCCAGTCGATCGAGGGCATCACGCTGCTCGACGCAAAAGACAAAATGGAAGCGATGCAGCAGCCAACGTTTACCGGCATCAGTGATGCGTTGACGCAATTCGGGCAGCAACTATCCGGCGCGCTGCAGATCCCGCTCGTGCGGCTGTTCGGGCAATCGCCGGCCGGGTTCAGCACCGGCGACACGGACCTGAAGCTGTACTACGACACGATCCTGCAGCAGCAACAGAGCCGGCTGAAGGTCGGAGTCACGAAGGCGTACCGGCTGATCGGTATTTCGAAGCGGATCGACGTGCCGAAGGGATTCGGCGTTCGCTTCCGGTCGCTGTGGCAACTGACCGAGAAGGAAAAGGCCGATATCGCGAAGGTCACGTCTGACGCGGTGCTCGCCCCGCTCGAAATGGGCGTTATCTCGCCCCAGGTCGCAGCGAAGGAACTGCGGCAGTCGGCGCAGCACACGGGGGTATTCTCGAATATCACCGACGAGGACATCAACGCGCTGTCGGACGAGGCGGAACCGCCGGTGCCTGAGAGCGTCGACCCGGACACCGGGCTGCCGGCCGCGGGCGGCGAGCCCGGCGCCCCGCAGATACCCGGCGCGGAGCCCGGCTCGCCCCAGGCCGCGGGCACGGCTGACGTCGGCGGCGATTGGGAAGAGTCGAAGCACCCGCGGGCTGAGAATGGACAGTTCGGATCCGGCGGGGGCGGCGCGGG